GAAATGCATCAGATGGTGGAGATACTTTTACAGGTGACGCAAGAGTTCTTGGTATCAAAATATTCTATACTACTGACGCAGCTAACGACGCATAAGGAATTTAGATATGAGAGATTTAAAAAATAAACTTACATCAAGTAAGAACACAAAAAATATACAAACCAGAAAAGGTAAATCTTTTGGTTATCAAGTCTTAGGATTTGGTGCTGGTGGTAATCCTAAATTTATTGTAGCTACAGGTGGAACAATTACAACAAGTGGTAATTTTAAAATTCATACATTTACAGGACCAGGTGCACTTTGTGTATCTGCAATCGGTAATCCTATTGGGTCAGTAACAGTTGATTATTTAGTAGTTGGTGGTGGCGGCGGTGGGGCTAGATGTAATGCTGGTCTTCCCGGTGGCGGTGGTGGTGCTGGTGGATATAGAGAATCAAGTGGTGTAGCATCAGGTGGATATACTATAAGTCCTAGAGGCTCAGGTGTAAGTGCTTTACCAGTTTCAATTCAACCTTATCCAATTACCGTAGGTGCTGGAGGTGGAACTGCATCATGTGGTTTTGATTCAAGTGCTTTAGGAATAACATCATCAGGTGGTGGTAAAGGTGGAGCAGGCATTAGTTGTGGTGGAAATGCAGTAGCTGGAACAGCTGGAGGTTCAGGTGGAGGTGGTGGATCTGGAGCACAAACACCAAATGGTGGAGCAGGTGGAGCAGGAGACACACCTAATAAAACTCCTGATCAAGGATTCCCAGGTGGAGGTGGATTTTCATTTCAAGGTCACTCATTCGGAAGTGGTGCTGGTGGTGGAGGCACAACAGCAGGTAGTGGCGGTGGGCCTGCAACAGGTGGTGCTGGTGGTGCTGGTGGAACATCTTCTATTAATGGAACACCAACAGCTAGAGGTGGCGGTGGTGGAGGTGGTGGAAGACAACCTTTAGGAGGTACTGGTACTCCAGGTTCTGGTGGTGCTGGTGGTGGAGGTAACGGAGGAGCATCAAATTTATGCGCTCAAAATGGAACAGTCAATTTGGGTGGTGGAGGTGGTGGAACATCTTCAGGTGCCGGTACTGGTACTGCAGGTGGATCTGGTGTAGTAATAATAAGGTACAGGTTTCAATAAAAAATAATTATGGCACATTTTGCAAAAATAAATGAAAACAATGAAGTAACTACAGTGCTAACTTTAGATGATAAAGATATGCTACATGCTAGTGGTGCTCCAAATGAATTGATAGGTCAACAATATTTAGAGAGATACCATGACTGGCCGGCACAAATGTGGATTCAAACTTCATATAATACAATAGCCAACACTCATAAAAACGGTGGAACTCCATTAAGAGGAAACTATGCAGGTAAAGGTTATACTTGGGATGTAGATAATCAAATTTTTTGGCCTCAAAAACCATACCCATCTTGGGTAAAACATATTCCATCAGCTTCTTGGAAATCACCTATTGGGGATATTCCAGAATTAACAGCTGAACAAATTGAACAAAATCTTGCAGTGGATGAAAATACCCCACCTACTAATTTTTGGGTTTACAATTGGAATGAATCAACTACTACTTGGGACTTGACAGACTTACTAGCATAATTTAAAAATAGTGGTGGTATGCAAAAGAAAGTTTTAAAGGACAATTTAAATTTTATACAGATTATAATATATGAATATATCTAATTACTATTGGTATTTTAAATCAGCAATACCCTCAAAAATATGTGATGACATTATAAAACATGGATTAACAAAATCAGAAACTATGGCAAGAACAGGTGGCTATGGTAATAAAAAATTAACTAAAGATCAAGTTAAAGATATGAAAAGTAAAAGAAACTCTGATCTAGTTTGGTTAGACGATGCTTGGATTTATAAAGAACTACATCCATATATACACCGAGCTAATAAAGCTGCAGGTTGGAATTATCAGTGGGATAGAAGTGAGGCTTGTCAATTTACAAAATATAAACTTAATCAATACTATGATTGGCATTGTGATTCTTGGGATACACCTTATGAAAAAAAAGGATCAAGTTTTGGTAAAATTAGAAAACTATCTATGACTTGTCAGTTAACCGATGGGTCAGAATATAAAGGTGGAGAACTAGAATTTGATTTTAGAAACTATGATCCCCATATGAGAGAAGAAGCTAAACATTTAATACAAGCAAAAGAAATACTTTCTAAAGGATCTATTATTGTGTTTCCATCATATGTATGGCATAGAGTTAAACCTGTAACAAAAGGAACAAGATATTCATTGGTAATGTGGAACCTTGGATATCCATTTAAATAATATGGATACAAATAATTATTTTAACACAACGATCTGGTCAGAACAAAAACCAGAATTTTTAAAATCTTTAACTAAAGCTACTAACAAGTATATTAAAGCTGCTAAAAATTTTCCAGAAACTAAAAAACATATTAAAAAATTTGGAGATTTTGGAATGAGTTATCATTCAACTCCATTAACAATGGACAATGATTTTAGAGATTTTAGAGAATACATTGGTCAAAAATCTTGGGAATATTTAGATCACGAAGGTTTTGATATGAAACAATATCAAACGATGTTTAGTGAGTTTTGGGTACAAGAGTTTTCTAAAAAAGGTGGTGGCCATCATTCAGCACACGTACATTGGAATCAACATGTATCAGGTTTTTACTTTTTAAAATGTAGTGATAAAACATCTATGCCAATATTTCATGAACCACGAACAGGAGCTAGATCTACAAAATTAAAGATGAAGGTTAATGTAAAAGAAATTTTAAACGGTAATGAACTAATTCATTTTAAACCTACACCTGGAACGTTAATTATATTTCCAGGTTATTTAGAACATGAATTTTCATTAGACTTTGGACTTGATCCATTTAGATTTATACATTGGAATATTCAAGCAATACCAAAAGAAATGGCTAAAGATGTCATTTAAAAAAAATAAATACGTAGTCATAAAACAAGCAATTAATAAAGAGTTAGCTTTATTTTTGTATAATTACCTTCATATGAAAAAACAAGTTTTAGATACTTGTTTAAATGTTAGATACATATCACCGTTTGAAACTTTGTTAGGAGAATATGAACCGGTCAATGCTCAAATACCAAATACGTATTTTAATTATTCTGACATAGCGATGGAAACTTTGATGCTTAAATGTCAACCGATTATGGAAAAGACTACAGGGTTAAAACTATACCCAGCTTATACCTATGTAAGGATGTATAAAAAAGGTGATATTCTTAAAAGACACAAGGATAGATTTAGTTGTGAAATTTCTACTACTATGAATTTAGGTGGGGATGATTGGGCTATTTATTTAGAACCTTCTGGAAAAGAAGGTATGAAAGGTATTAAAGTAAATTTAAAACCAGGTGACATGTTAGTATATTCTGGTTGTGAACTAGAGCATTGGAGAGAAAAGTTTAAAGGCAAAGACTGTGCTCAAGTATTTCTTCATTATAATAATAGAAAAACTCAAGGATCTAAAGATAATATGTTTGACAAACGTCCACACTTAGGTCTTCCCTCTTGGTTTAAAAAATGATATATCTTTATGATGAAGGCAGTAATCCACCATACCTACTGCCTTCTTTATAAGGATTAATGTATGTTACAAAAATTAGGCTTTTTACCAGGATTTAATAAACAAGTTACAGATACCGGAGCCGAGTCGCAATGGACCGGCGGTACTAATGTACGTTTTAGGTACGGTACGCCAGAAAAAATAGGTGGCTGGAATCAATTGGGTGACAGTAAACTAACTGGTGCAGCTAGAGGTTTGCACCACATGGTAAACAAACAAGGTATTAAATATGCTATTATTGGAACTAACAGGATTTTATACGCATACTCAGGAGAAGTTTTTTACGACATACACCCTTTAGTTAATCCAACAGGCACAGCTATTACCAGTGCATTTAGCACGACTAATGGATCACCGACCGTTACTATTTCTTTTGGAGGCAATCATTTTTTTGAAACTGGGGACATTATTTTATTTGGTGAAGCATCTACATTCAGTGCAATAACTAATTCTAATTTTGGTGCAGCAGATTTTGCTGATAAAAAATTTATGGTAACAAGTGTACCAAATGCAACAACTATTACTATTACAATGCCTAGCAATGAAACCGGATCTGGTGCTACTACTTCTGGAGGTATTACTTTTTTTCAATACTATCACGTAGGTCCAGCAGAACAGGTTGGTGTTTTTGGTTATGGTATATCTCAATATGGTGGAACAGTAACTGCTCCTCAAACAACTACACTTAATGGAGCGTTATCTGCTAACTCAGCAGGGACAGGTGGAACTGGAACTAGTATTATTTTAACATCT